TAATCTGCCTTACTGATCTATATCGTACTTGCTCCAATCAATATTAAGATTTTCAAAGTTTTCATAAGCTTGTTGATCGCTTCCCTGATTTTTAGCTGCTTCTTCCTCTTTCTTATGGATGTCACTAATTTTATTTATATAGTAACGTCTTAAGTAAATAGGCATATCCCATACTTGTTCGAAACTGAATCCTCCCTTTCCCCAGTAGACAAGGTCGAACACCTCATCTAAAATAACTGGTTTATAACTGGAGGTCAGGCCAAAAGAAGCCTACTCCGATGGGAATTTGGACGTTATTGACAATAGTGCCGTCCTCTCCTTCGAAGTTAAACGTAAGATCTACATCTGGGGACATGTCCTTAATATAGTTTCTTAACGCTCTAGAATCAACTGCAAGTAATTCTGTATCTATAAATTCTCTAATAGATGCTTTATCAGTGTCACCATCAACAGCTACTATAGTATGTTTAAGTCGTGTAGTTAACTCAGCTTCCCTCTTCATCTTTCTTTGGTTCTTAAGGTCGAGCTGAATATTATTTTCGTCTCTTTGGGTAAGAAGTTTAAATGTAATCTTTCTTTTTGAACTAGGTAATTCAAATTCAAACTCATTTACATTAGGAGACTTAATTAAAGACTCATCTATTTCCTTATCTTCAACTAAAGATAAATCAATCATAACTTCTTCGTCCTCATTAGTCGCAGGATTAGTGTATTTAAACACATAATGAGGTCCGTACCCATAGACCCGTGCCGCTACCAATAGAGCGTTTTTATCTCCGATTAAAATGTCGTTAAAATCGATAGGAGACACTATTAGTGATTCAAGTAATTTATCAATTACTATACCTGATTTAATATAAGTTTGGTTTGTTAAAATATCTTCTTCTTTAGCGGTCATGTACTTTACTTCTATAGCGCCACTACGAAGGGGAGAATTTTCCGGATATAAAAGACCTTTGGATGGTAAACCTACCATTTCAGTTTGTAACTTTTTTTCTGCCATTATAATAATGTTTATTGTTGCATATACATATATGAGTAAATAGGAAGAGGCGCCAAAGGCGCCTCTTTCTTGTTATATTAATTTGGCAATTAGTAGTTAAGTATGCAGTAATCCATTGCAAGAGTCATGCTGATAGTCTGGGCTGTATTAGCGTTTGACCAATCACCATCACCAAAGTCAACACTTTTAATAAATGCACCTTTTATTATCCATTCTTCAACTTTATCACCAACAGGGCCTAAAGATGTAAACGATACGTCTTTTTTATAAAAATCCTGGTAACCATCTCTACCAGTTACGGCTTCATGGTGAAGTCTAAACCAATTCATTACTGATTGTGCACCTGAAGGGTTAATAGGATCATATAATTCAACATTTATATCTGCCCAAGAAACTCTGCCTTTGAGTTTTCTTTGTACGTTAATATGATCAAGTACTACTTCTTCAAATGAAGGTTTTGGTCTGTCTGCTTTTTTTACTAAGAAAGCAGGTACACCTTCAATTTCAAATATAAATCTGTTTTTAGTTTTAGGTTCGTATGTCTTATAAAACATACCTACTTTACCTAACTCTGTATTTTCTAATAATGCCATTTTATGTTGTTTTAGTGTTGTTGGTTGTTAATACATATATTAATCTGTGAAGGAGGCTCCAGTTGGGGTTAAAGTAAAGTCAATTACTATAAATTCGGCTGTTTTAGTGGGTTGTAAAAATACTTGTCCAACTAATTTATTTTCATCTATTACACCTGGGGTGTTTAAAGTTCCATCCATCTTAACACGGAATGCGTATAAACCCTGTCTTTGGACTAAGCTTTCTAGGTATGGAGTAGCTAATTTAACAAATGATTGTCTAGTAGCTTCTGTGTTTTGTTCAAATAAAATATTTCTAGAAAACCCACCAATTACTTCTTTTACATCAAGTAACATACGGCGGACATTTACTCTGTCTAGTGCTGATTTAGCATTTTGGAGGGTTTTTTGCCCAAATACTACAATACCTTGTCCTGGGAATGTAGCAAGTGGGTTAACTTTATTTGAGTAAAGTGTATCGCGAGTTGCTTTAGGTAATTTCTTTTCTACTCTTACAACGTTTGTAATACCACCTCTTGTTAAACCAGCGGGTGCGAACCATGGGGCAGCTATACTGTCGTTTTTAGCATATACGCCTGGAATAACAACCGAAGCCGGGCACCAAACATCATGTCCCAATTCTTGACTTCTAACAAGAGTCCAAGGCCAATAAGAAGCAGCAAATGAAGTATCTAATTCTCCAGCTTCAACATTAACAGTTGAAGTAGTAGAACCATAATCAACTAAGTCAACTACATAAAAACTATCTCCTCTTGCTGTAGTATTAGCAATTGCAGTGTCTACTAAATCAGAAGCTAATTCTTGAGTTACACCAGGAATAACTAATGTTTTAAATTTGTAATCTTCTTTATTTTTAAGGATAGCAAGCGACGCTGTGTAATCCTTTTCTGCTAATCCTTGAATAGCATCATCAGCAATACCATCTTTACCAAATAATGGGTTTCCATCTAAATTGCTTCCTACAGCCCCAGCAAAAAATCCACTACTAGTTTGTGGTAATTTTTCAGCATATCCTGCTTGCACACTACCCCCAGCATCACGGTATTCATATAATGAAGAACTTATTGATTTTACTCTAATATATTGTGATTTATTAGGAAATTCACCTCTAGTAAGTACTGTTCTGCTAGAGCCATCTGTTTCAATTTCTTGATATTGGTCTCCTACTTTTCTAGAAATGAAATTAGCTGATAAAGGATCAAGTGAACATTCGGGGAATGTTTCAAGAACAATAGGTCTAGCAGTAGTATCGTCACCACGCCTCACTACAAGAGTAAATGTACCTTGTATTTTGTTAACGTCTTTAATTTCCCACCTTACATTGCTTTTAGATCCACTAAGGGCAGCACCATTAGAACTAGTAGGGCCTACGCTATTTGCTTCTATTCCTTTACTTAGGGTTTCTAATGCAAACGGCCCCTTTCCCGTAAGATCAGCTGAGCAATCTATAATTTTACTGCTAGATGCTGGAGTCCAATTCTGAATATCTTTAACAACTCTTGTTACTAAAGCAGTGCTACCACCATTTTGGAAATAATTTTTAACGGTTAAATTAGTATAGTACTCATAATCTTCAGTTCCCGCAGTCGAAGATGATTGTATAATTGTACCGAAAAGATTTTTAAATTCTTGGTAATTTGAAACACGTGTAGGAGTTTCAATAGGGCCTTTAGCAGTAGGGCCTATAATTGCAAGGCCTGAGGGATCATTTCCAATAGTGATAAATGATTTATCAGTTTCTTGGAGTAATACACCAGGTGATAATATTGTTTCTGTTGCCATTGTATATTCTTTTGTATAGTTCTATGTTAGTCTTCAAATGAAGCTCCTGTTCTTGTTAAGGTAAAGTCGATTACAATAAATTCTGCGGTCTTTGTAGGTTGTAAGAATACTTGTCCTACTAATCTATTTTCATCAATAACATCAGGTGTATTTAATTGCCCATCCATTTTAATTCTAAAAGCATATACCCCTTGTCTTTGAACTAAACTCTCTAAATAAGGGGTAGCTAATTTAATAAACGATTGTCTAGTAGCTTCTGTGTTTTGTTCAAATAAAATTGTATTAGCAAATTTACTTATAGTTTCTTTAGCATCTAGTAACATTCGGCGAACATTTACTCTATCAAGGGCACTTTTATCGTTTTGTAAAGTTTTCTGACCAAATACTACTAATCCTGAATTAGGGAAACTAGTAATTGGGTTAATTTTGTTACTATATAAAGTATCTCTGAGTGCTTTATCTAATTTCTTTTCGGATCCTCTAACTAATCCTCCTAACTTACCACGTGTTTCGCCCGCGGGTGCAAACCATGGAGCAGCTATACTGTCATTTTTAGCATATACACCCGGAATAACCGTTGATGCCGGGCAAAAAATGTTTCTGTTTAATTCAGAGCTAAATACTTGAACCCAAGGCCAGTAAGTGGCTGCAAATGAAGAATCAATATCAGCTGCTTCAGCTGTTGATTGACTTACTGCGTGTCCCCAAGGGACTAGATCTGTTACGAAGAAACTATCACCTCTAGTGGCAGTGTTTTCAATTATAGTATCTATAATACCTGCATGGTTTTTCTGATTAAGACCAGGTACTACTAATGTTCTAAATTTATATTCGTCTTTATTTCTAAGTAAGTCAATAGCTACTGTATATGAACCACTTGGTAATCCTTGAATGCCTATATTTTCTCCAGAATCCCCAGAAGCTGATCCAAATGCATTTTCAACGGCTTTAGTTGAAAGTGTATCACCATTTCCACCAAAGAACCCACCAGTCTGTGCTGTTGGGAGTGAACCTGAATAAGCTCCGGGGGCTGATAATGGGCCTATTTTTTTATCGGGTGTAATATATTCATATGTTTGTCTAGCAACACTTGCTACTCGAATATATTTTGACTTATTAGGGTAAATCCCTTCTGTTTCGACAATATAGCTATTTGATGCTGCGTCTAACTGTACATTTTGGTGAATATCTCCTACCTTTTTAGCAATGTAGTTATCTGATTTGGGGTCTAAAGAGCATTCATCAAAAGTTTCAAGAATAATAGGACGTACAGGTGTATCGTCTCCTCGTCTTATAATAAGGCTAAATGTACCTTTAGCTGTATTAACGTTTGCAATTTCCCACTTTACATTGTCAGCAGAACCACTTTTTAAAACACCATTACTAAATTGGTTTATATTACCTACTGCGGTCGAACTATTAGCTGCGTGACCACTACTAAAAGTAGCTAATGCAAAAGAATCAGCTCCACCATCTACAGTAACTAAATTAGTATTACTTGCGGTTTGAAATGCGGCGGCACCTGAGACTACTCTTACAACAAGAGCACTTGATCCTCCATTTCTAAAATAATTTTTTACTGAGAGGTTAGTGAAATATTCTTCTTTTTTGTCACCATTGCGAATAGTAGTACCAAATATATCTTTAAATTCTTGATAACTATTAACTTGTGTGGGTAGTTCAACTGGGCCTTTTGAGGTAGGACCAATAATTGCCATACCTGATGGGTCAACTCCAGGAGTAATAAAAGATTTATCAGTTTCTTGTAATAAAACCCCGGGAGATAAAAGTGTTTCTGTTGCCATTTCCTATATTTTTATTGTCTTGTGTAAACAAATATGGGGAACCCATAGTTGGTCCCCCATAAATATAAGAAAGGTTTACAAGCCTGTAAGTTACTCTTCTACTTCCTCAACGTCAGTTGGTACAGGAGTAAACTCACCTGTTTCTAAATTAATCTGCCCTTGACCATACTTAGTAGTCAATTTAGAAACTAATTCAGTTTCTCTTTTCTTTACTTCGCTATAATTGTCTTCAACAGTTTGTTGTTTCTGTTCGAATTCAACTTTTTCAAGGTAAAATGATCCTGCTTGTCTAATAACAGTGTTAAATAACTGTTGGATTTCACGAATTTCTTGCAATTCGTCATCTGTGAACTTTACTGTGTCCGCCATAACTTTTATTTTTAAGTGTTTGAATATACATATATGTTAATATAAAAAACCTGCGTTATTCTAAAGAAAATTTATAAGAAATCTTTAATGCGGGTCCAGTAGAATCTTTTAGGATTCCTATTTTATAGGCTTTACCATAAGATTGTCCTTCAGTGGTTGGGGCATGCCCAACTTCGGTTCTATTCATAGAATTTATTCCTTCTCCAAAATTTTCTCCATTTGGTTGTTCTAAACTTCCTCTTCGCGCTATTTTTACCTGAATAGGGGCTAAAGAATTATCACTAAACAAATCAGTTTTTTCAATTTGGGGGAAAAAACCTGGGTAGAAAATACTATTAAAAGTACCAGCAGGACTATTAAATGTTTCAACATAAGGTTCGCTAGGATAATTTTCATTATTTCTTATTTCACCCGCCATAGTAAAAGAGTTACCATTTGTATCGTATGCAAAAGTACCAGGCTGTGCTATAAAATCTTTATTATTTACAAAAATGCCTATTGATGGTTGGTAATGTAAAATTGTCCCAGGGGGCACTATATCAGTGTTATTTGCTTCATTAGGATCAATAATAAAACGAGTTTTGTAAAAAAATTCTATTTTAGTAATAGTAGAATTAAGCGGTATATCATTGCTCGTAATATTAAATCGCATAAGAAAACCGGTCGAATTGTCGTCAAAACCTAAAGTACCTTCCCCACCTTCATCACTAGCTAAATTACTCGCTCCTAGAATAGCATCTTCTGGTGCTTGGAATTGGTTTTCTATAACTAGGTGTGGGAATATTAAACCGGTATTATACTCAAATTCGTTTCGTAATTTTACTTTTGCCCCTGATAAAATACTAACTTTACCACTAGTAATACGCGTTTTACCCATAATTACGCTATTGTATTAATAGAAGTTATGTTAGCCACAGTTATTGTATTGACATTTGTTATACTTGCTTTTGCAATACCGTTTAATGAGGTTAGATTTGCAGGGCCAGCAGCACCCGCTACATAAGTTATTTTTGGATCCGACGATGTACCACTATAATTTGCTGTTCTTATAGTAAGAGTACGGTTAAGTGTATCTGAGGGTTCGCTGTTAGTGAAATCATGGGCATGGTTAATAAGTGCTAATCTAAAATTATCATTTGCCGCTATATCGCTTAAAGCATCACTATTTAAAGCTACAGTTATAGTATCTCCAGCACTTGCTGATTCACTATCAATTTCGACAGTATAAGGGGTACTAATATCTATATTATTATAGTCAGAATCTTGTAAAGCATTACTATTTGTAAAAGCATCAGATTTTACTGCTATTAAATTTGAGTTTGATGTTTCAGTCGCTTGGCCGTTGATACGGAACTTTAATTCAGCAGAACTGGGAGTTACACTAATTCCTGAGGTATCAAAATCAAAAAATAATCTATTAATTCTTACAGTATTACCTCCCCCCCTTGCACTAAATCTAACTATTCCTACTATCGCAGTGGTATTACTTACAGGATCAACAGTTCCAGTAGTTGCACTTCTCGCAGTACTATAAGCTGCGTTAGCACTAAATATTCTACTATCCGAAGCTAAAGCAAAAATATCAGGCATTAATAATGTTTTTTAGGTAAATAATATGTTGTATGATTAAAATAATCATTTATAGGGGGATTTATACTTATAGCTTCATAGCTAACCCCTTCTATATTATGGATATTTGATTCTTCTGGGTTATTATTCCACCAAGTGACTTTAGCGTTAGCTTTTACTAAATTAGGTAATTCAATTCCAAACTTATCCCAATCATCGTCCCCAAAAGTATCATAAAATACACCATTATAAGTAGATAAATTATTTCTTACATCATACCAGCTACCAGTTACAATATTTACATTAGATTTTTCACTAGCCCATGCTTGTGCTCTAGGGATTATTTCAGGGTGATTTTCAACTATAGTATGTGAATTAATAGAATGAGAATGCATATAACCTGCTGATATACCCATACCAAATCCAATTTCTAATATATCGCCCCCATTTTGACACACATACGCCGCAGAAGCAGACATAAGTGAGTCTTCCCAATCCATCATAACTTCTCTATCTCCACCATACGCGCTATCGTTATAGTAGATTTTATCTGATTCAAATGTTAATGTTTGATTAATATAACTCATTAGGCGTGTTTAATAAAGTCGTTAGATGGATTAAAGTAAATTTGACCATTTGTAGAATCTACACAATACCCAATAAGTCTAACTATATCGTTAGTACTATTAGGAGCAGTTGAAGTTGCTTGGCCCGCAGTACCGTCACTTAAGTATAAAGGATCTCCAATAGTACCAGGATCGTGGTCTAAAGTAACCATGCCTTTAAGTAACATACCATTAGTGTCAGAAGCAGCACCCAATGCTACTGCTAATAAAGCATCAGAATTAGCTTGTGAATTGGCTTGAGCTTTAGTCCAACCACCTGCACCATTTAAATTATATATTTGACCTACATCCATACTAGTAGTACCACCAAAGAAAACTACATCGCCTTGGTGGTTGCCATGTACTGTAGAAGTTACAGCAAGTTTATTGGTTTTAGTATCTAAAGTATTACTGATTAAATCTCCACTTGCGCTTATGTTGTTATCAACAATTAAGCTTTCAAGCATTTGAACGTCAGCATCATTTTTAACTACAATAGATGCAGAGTTACCTGCTGCTATAGTTACTTGTCTAGCGGTACCTGAGACGGATCCTGTCATGCCTATAACCATTCCATTAGCGGTAGCACCTGTTAAAGTAGTTCCATCAGGCCATTTATCATTCGCTCCTGATAATCCTATTATGCCAAAAACCCCACCATCCCCATCTTGTTTATAATACATGTATGGGTTATCGTTTTCATCATTGTTGTCGGTATCAGCATGTAAAATTAAGTTAGCGTCTCCTGCCGTACCTGCTGTTATTGTAACTGTATCA